TTGGATGTTTGGCGTGTTGCCTTGGTATGATATGATGGTCTTGGATGAGACCTTTGTTATGGAGACCCCAACGTACCTTGAAGGCTTTACGCGCTACTGACCCGTACCGCATCCCCTATCATTTAGCAAGTTTTATATACACGGGTCTCTCCGTTCTGATAATCGAGAGTCCTATGTTCAGTAGAGTCTTCACAAAACGCGACCTGACCATGACCTCTGAATGTTCTATGTACTTCCTGGAATTTGAGCGATGTTTATCAAGAACCCCTTTCATTGAGAGTATTCGACCTAAAGATACATTTCTACACCCTGTGACATCTATCATAAACTTCATAGGTTTTCGATACGTCCATGCATGTTCAAATAAGGAATCAAGTATCTCGGGTGTTGTAGAGTCCCTGATTTTGATTTTGTAATCCATGACCATTTTTATAAACATACACAAAAATGTTTATAAAAATGTTCCAAACGGGGCTCGAACCCGTGACTTTGGCGTTATAAGCACCACACTCTAACCAACTGAGTTATTGGAACAAAGGTGCAACTCGACCACTTGACTAGTCGTTGTGTATAACGGAACACATATTGTTTACTCTTCACTTCTTTAAGCGATTTCGAGATAGTTTTCGAAGGTCATCTTGGCATTTCCACCCCGAATGAAGTTTCGAAACGTCTGAGCATCTTCAAAAGCTTCTCGGGCAACCTTCACGGATAGGATCGTATCATATGCACATGGCTCGGCATCTCGAATGACGAAACCAGGGTTCATGACTTTGATTTCAGTATAAACCTCCTCTTCAAGGAATTCCATGACATCTTGGTACTCACACGTCTCGGCGACCACGATAACAGCGTAGCCTTGGGTCTCGTAGTTGTTTTTGATTTGATGCATAGAAATTTTATTGATCGTCTGTTTGTTAATCACATCTGTAACTTTGGAATACTTTGCATACGTTGCTTGTGTGGAAAGTTCAGTCACTCTATGACCAGGAGCTTCCACAAAGACGATGGAGTTGGTCGTAGTCGCTTCAGTGTATGCGTAATCGATGTATCTCGCAAATTCCTGAACAGCGGTTTGAAACCCGATCGATTCCATACCAGGGATATCATTGAAGATAGTCTTAGCGATACCGATGACATTCGTATCAACCCTTTCATCGAGGGCGAGACTAGCTGCACCTTTCATGGATTCGTTTCCACAGATGCAGTACAGGCGGTTCAGATCTTTCAAACTCTCAAGGGCATTTTCAATCTCGACACTCTCACACGATACACGTAGGATGGATCCAGCACCTTCTTCAATCTTTTTACGGGAGAGTTCTGTGCGAGTGTTATTGTTGAGACCACGAAACCCCTCATTGAAGCCGATAACCCTATTACCTTGAGAATTTTCGTAAAGGGTGAGGGAGTGGATAAGGTTGTTGACACCCGGACACACACCACCAGCTGTGAGGATGCCGACGTTCATTTGGATTACTTACCCATTTTGTTTTTAATTAAGTAAAAAAATATCAATAAACAAATTGTAAGAACAATAAAGTCCATGACGCGTTTAATTCTATCGTATCCAGGTTGTACGTCTTTGTCTATACCAAAAGGTTTAACAATAATTGCTTCGACAATCGGCCAAACATTACCCCATCCCTGTTGTGAATTTTCAGTTGGTATAATCTTCTGATATGCCAAAGGTACTTTATACATATACTTGGACATATGTCTATTGGTCTCCATATCCGTATGTCCCATAATGAAATCGTGATTGATTGCATATTTCATATAGGTGTCGTTATATATGTTAGCGTGTGATCCCGCATTATATAATAGCATTTGGTGTTTCCTATTTGTGATTTTACTCATAGGAGATACTACTGGCACGAAAGGACCTAGGTTATACACCGATGGATCCTTATCTACAAGGAATGTATTGAGATCATGAATCACACTGGGATCTCGGATGCGCTCGTCAAACTCACAATCATCCTCGAGAACTAAAACCCGTTTGTACCCTCTTGAGAGAGCGTCCTTGAAACAATGTTTGAGTGCATGTTCGAGATCATAATTTGGACCGTCTTTTCGTAAGGCTTTGTCACACTTTTTATATCCTTGATTATATTGCAAAATAACTTTAGAAGTTGGCTCAGCCTTCATCAATTCTTGATAGATCTGTTTTTCACGAGGTGATCCGTGCATAATGAGTACATAGGTACAATCAACGGATGGATCGAGATGACCTCGTGGAAGTTCAATTTCCCCGTGTTCGTAACAGGTATCCTTCATGTATTCTCTTAATATTTTATTCTTCGGGCTCTACAACTTTGAGTTTGTAATTATCTTTGTCTCCATATACGTCCCATGAATTCGGGTAGAGCATTACCATTTTTTGTTAGATCTGCGACAGCTGGTAGAGTACATGAGAGACGACGGAAAAAGAGAGTACTCGGCTCTGATGTATTCTTGGAATTTTACAAACTTCAGGTTGTTATTCGCAGAGATGTACAGATATACACTATCGAAACATTTTATTACAAAAACTTGGAATTCTTCTTACCAAAGTTGATCATGCTGAGAATTTCACCCATGAGAATGAACTGCTGGGACATGACAATCATCTTTGCCAGTTCTGTCTTAGGTCCGAAATCACCATAGCCCACAGTGCTCATAGTGGTGAACGAAAAATAAAAAGGATCGAGGATGGTCTTGAAACCAAAGGCGTCGGGCATAGACGCATACACTACACCATAGAATAGAGTTGTTGCAAGAATTAAGAATAGTTGCTGCATACTTTACTATACTTCAACAGAATTTTGTCGAGGCAATTCCTGACTCTTCCTCCTAAAGTTTAGTTTTCTCACGCTCGTGACCCACCTGGCTACCGGATTTGCTGTAGAAGAAATCGTCGAAGCTGCGTCGTCACTCATGATAATACTGAGACCATTGCACACATCGGGCTTATTCTCTCTATCTGGAAATTCTATATTGAATGCCTGAATAGATATGGCCGGTATATCCGGTGCATCATCGAGAAGTCGATCATATTCTTGACGAGCTCTTTGTACGAATTCGACTACGTCTTCTCTGTGTTGAACGTCGAGGGACAACTCCATATCAATGTTACGGTAAAACTTTGAATACTGGACACACATCGCCGAATGAGACTCAGCCAAGTTTGCACTCTGACTAAATTTACTAATCGATGTGAGTATTCCACCTAAAACATTGAGAAAGGCGAACAAGTACTGGATTATCATAATTTTTGTCTTCATATCCGAACTCACATCATCATTTCCACTTGGATTGAGGACCGCGAAACCACCAACACCAGTGATACTTGCGATCACAATACTTGGATATGACAGATAGTCATGTTGTTTTTTAAAATAGAGACGAGCGTGATTGTGAAGCCAGCGGTATCCTGCCGCCTTCTCTGCCCAACGCACGAGCAAGTTCTCCTGCTTCTCACACCAGAAATGTTTCACTGGTTGGGCATCGATATCTTCCTGTCCCATTACGTTACCTGGATATTTTTTGCACACTCCCTGGCAAGAGTGTCGACTGCTTCATTTAGGGGATGGCCATTGTGAGCCTTGACCCAACGCCATTCAATCATCTTCACTTTGTCCCGGAGTGTGTCGATCTGTATCCAAAGTTCCTTATTTTTTACAGGTGTCCCCGTGGAGGTCATCCACCCATTCTTCTTCCAGTTGATAATCCACTTGGTGATACCGTTCTTGACGTAGTTACTGTCCGTGAAAATACGCACCTCTTCGATACCCCTCTTCACACATTCTTCAAGGGCTTTTGCCACCGCAGTCATCTCCATGATGTTATTGGTCGTCTTCACCGAGGCACCACACAACTTCATATCATCTCCTATGGCTCCCCATCCACCAGCTCCTGGGTTTCCGAGGCAACTCCCGTCTGTGTAGATTTCGTACATACCTTTGTATAGATTTTTTTGTTTATATATTGTAATGAACACTAGGATCTACCTATCCGCTACACTCGTGGTAATAGTAGTAGTTCTAATCGCCATGCTGTTACTTAAATCTGATCCAGAACCAGAACCAGAACCCGAAAAACCAAAATTCAATGTAATCGGTGTATCCATGTCTAAAAAAGATGAAACTCCAGGCAAGACTGAAAATTACACATCTGAAGAACTGTCTAAATTGTC